ACCTTTTGATATAAGACTCCCTGTATTTGCAAAATCAAGTGCAGTGAATACATAGTAATTCCCATTGGTGTTTTGCGCTCTGGCATATATTTTATATATTTGATTAGATGCAGATGCTGGCGAATCCAAGTATGAGAATGAGATAGTTTGACCAATATCCTTTCTAGCAGTAGCAGATATGCCTGCATCCCAGTCTCCAGCATATGCTGAATATTGAATTATATCCTGGGATCCATTATATCTTGTCAAAGCAATTTCCATTAGTTGTAATTGACCAACATTAGAAGAATTCATATAAACTGGAATAGTAACCGTAACCATTACCTTACTGCTCGCAGAAGTTGGTTTTATGTTTCCAACAAGTCCAGTAACGGCATAATTAGTAGTAAGTGTTGTAAGAGTACCATAAGTAAAAGCGTATGTTCCAGTACCAACACCAGAAACACTAACTGTTGCAACTCCATTACTTAGTGTAGCATCAATTAATGATCCTGTAAAGTTAATTGTTGCAGCGGTTCCTACTGGTGATCCTTCATTTTGTACTTGAACTCCAACTCCAGTGGAAACAATATTAGTTAATCCAGATCCATCACCAACAAATTGAGTTGCACTTACAATGCCAGTAGCACCGTACATTGCGATAGCAGATCCTACTCTGCTATTGTCATTTACACTTAAATCATGATTTGTAATTGTTACTTGACCAGTATTAATATTAATTGTATCTGTTGTTCCCCTTTGAATTTTTAACCCAGAGGATGATGCGCTTTGTATTGCACCAAGCCCGCCATCTGTTGTAAAAATAATTTGGTTATTAGAAACTCCTATTGTAGAAACACCAGTGACATTTATCTGTTGTGCTGTTAGGTCAGTTACAGTGGTAACTCCTAGTGTAGAAATACCAGAGACAATCAGATTTCCACGAACATCAAGTTCTGATCTTGGTGTTGAACTATTAATTCCTACCTTACTTGGATCAGATGAACCAGTATTATCAACAAAGAAAGGTCTATCATTATTAAATAAATTTTCTACGTAAAAATCTTTATTGGAAACTCTAAAGTCCCTATTAAAGATGCCAACGCTAGATGAACCAAGGTTCACCATTGTGTGACCAAGAGGAGTTAAAATATTAAAACCTTCGGTGAAATAAACATTAGAACTTATTATGTTTACAGTATCACTAAATGTAGAAACACCAGTTGCTTCTACACTACCAGTAATATTAATGTTACCAGTACCAGTTATATCATTACTATTAAGATCTAAATTGCCACCTAATTGTGGAGAAGTATCTTCTACAACATTCTGTAGTGCTGATGTAAGATAGGTGCTTGAATCGACAGTACCGTCTGCTTTCAAGAACTGTGACGATGTGCCACCAGACCTGATAAATGAAGATGCCGTGACGACACCAACACTCATTCCATTACTTGATGTGTTTCCTAGTGTTAAGACACCATCAAGAGTTTGTGCCTCAGCAGTTAGATAAGTGTTGCTATCGACAGTACCGTCTGCTTTCAAGAACTGTGATGATGTGCCACCAGACTTAACAAAAGTGGTAGCAGTAATAACACCAGTTACATTAAAGTTACCAGTGCCAGTAACATTCTTACTATTAAGATCTAAATTGCCACCTAATTGTGGTGTTGTGTCTCCTACGATTTCTGTGGTAATACCAGTGAGACTTGTATAAGGATAATTAGTTGCATCAGATAGGTCAAATGCTGGTGTAGCATCAGTTCCACCTAGTGCTAGACTTACACCACCATAAGAAACTGATGAGTTATTAAGAGCACCATTAGGGATAGATGTTAAAGAAGCACCAGATCCACTAAAGGTGGTTGCAGTAATGACACCAGAAGTATTAATTGGTTGATTGCCAGGAAGATTAACACCAGGAAGATCAATATCGCTAGAACCATTGAATAAAACACCACCAATATTTCTTGAGGTTTGTAATACAGTAGCAGATGTCGCATTACCAATTACATCACCAGTGAAAGTAGTGGCAGTAACAATACCAGAAGCGTTAATTCCCGTTACTGTAACATAATCGGGCAGACCAATCGTAACTGATGACTGTTCATTTCCAGAACCAGATACTTCTATTTCCCCAGAAGTACCAGAAATAGAAGCAACATAAATACCAGTAGTATCTTGACCCAATGTAACACTATCTGGTTGAATAGTTGCTGCAATAGAAACATTTCCAGTACCATCAAAAGATACTGCATGTCCAACAACATCTCCAGTTATTTCAAAAGTTCTTGCTGTCTGTAAAGAAGTTGCTGTAGTAGAATTACCAGTAAGACTTCCAGCAAAAGTAGTCGCAGTGACAATTCCAGATACCTCAGCATTACCTGTAGCATTAAAGTCACTTGTATAAAGATTCCTACCAACAGTTAAATCTGTACTAATTGCAACATTAACAGCATTAATGTTTATATTATTGGGGGAATCAATAGTTGGAGTTCCAGTAGAAGAACTTTCAAATCTAGTAGCAGTAACAATCCCAGAAACATTTATCTGTTGTGCTGTTAGGTCAGTTACAGTGGTAACTCCTAACGTAGAAATACCAGTAACGTTTAGTTGACTAATAGTGGTAATTCCAGTAAAGGATGCTCCAGATAAATTTGCTTTGTTCCCTAAAGAAGTAGTAATAGTTGTTGCAAAATTTGGGTCATCTCCTAAAGCAGCGGCTAACTCATTAAGAGTATCCAAAGTCCCTGGAGCACTATCAACTAAATTGGCAACTGCATTATTAACAAAAGTTTCTGTCGCATAACCAACTAGAGCATTATTAACATAAACTTCTGTTGCATACCCATCTACGATTCCAGAAGTAACAAAACCAACTACTGCATTATCAACATATCCTTCTGTTGCATAACCAACTACAATACCCGAAGTAACAAAACCAACTACAGCATTATCAACATACCCCTCCGTAGCATAACCAACTAAAGACCCAGCGGTAATGAATCCAACACTATTAGTTAAATCACCAGTATCAGATGGAATCGTAGGTTTATTTGTTAAATCTGCATAGTCACCAGAGAAGGTAGAGACACCAGAAACAGCATTATCAACATATCCTTCTGTTGCATATCCTACTACGATTCCAGAAGTAACAAAACCAACTACAGCATTATCAACATATCCTTCTGTTGCATATCCTACTACGATTCCAGAAGTAACAAAACCAACTACAGCATTATCAACATATCCTTCTGTTGCATAACCAACTAGAGCATTATTAACATAAACTTCTGTTGCATACCCATCTACGATTCCAGAAGTAACAAAACCAACTACAGCATTATCAACATAACCTTCGGTGGCATATCCTACTAGTGATGTGGGGGTAAATTCAAAGACACCAGTTATGTTACTATAACTTAAAGAATTTATTCCAGCAGAATTTACAACTACAGATAAATCTGTCAATCCAATACCACTTCCACCAGCAGCAGTGAGATCTGCAGCAGGTTGCCATTCAGAACCAGACCACTTTAAAACTTGCCCTGCAGAAGGAGTAGAAGAACTAACATCAGAAAGATCACCCAAACTGGGTTTATTTGTCAAATCATTATAGTCACCAGAGAAGGTAGAAACACCAGAGACAGCGTTATCAACATACCCCTCTGTAGCATAACCAACTACAATACCCGAAGTAACAAAACCAACTACAGCATTATCAACATATCCTTCTGTTGCATAACCAACTAAAGATCCAGCGGTAATGAATCCAACATTATTAGTAAGGTCTCCAGTATCTGAGGGGATAGTAGGTTTATTTGTTAAATCTGCATAGTCACCAGAGAAAGTGGAAAGTCCAGTTAAATTTGAACCATCGCCAACAAAAGAAGTTGCAGTAACAACTCCACTAAAAGATGCTCCAGATAAATTTGCTTTGTTCCCTAAAGAAGTAGTAATAGTTGTTGCAAAATTTGGGTCATCTCCCAAAGCAGAAGCTAATTCATTAAGAGTATCCAACGTTGATGGAGCACTATCAACTAAATTAGCAACTGCATTATTAACAAAAGTTTCTGTTGCATAACCAACTAAAGACCCAGCGGTAATGAATCCAACATTATTAGTAAGGTCTCCAGTATCAGATGGAATCGTGGGTTTATTTGTTAAATCTGCATAGTCACCAGAGAAGGTAGAGACACCAGAGACAGCATTATCGACATATCCTTCTGTTGCGTAACCTACTAATGAAATAGAGGTAACGTATCCAGCAATTGAGTGATCTCCCCAACTATAAGCAGTGTCCCAATTTACTATCTGAGTTGCAGTGATACTGGTAGCAGCACCAGTGAATGTGTTAACTCCAGCAACTGCGAGATCTACATACGCTTCAGTTGCATAACCATTTAAACTAGTAATAACTCCAGTTAAATTTGAACCATCACCAGAAAAAGAGGTTGCAGTAACAACTCCAGAATATTCAGCGTTTCCCGAAGAAGTAATGGTTAAATTATTACCAATAGTTATTGAATCATCATTGCCATTTATAGTTACAGATCCAGTTCCAACAGTCAGGATACCAGCAATTCTTGCATCACCAGTGATATTAATATTACCTGTACCAGTAATATCACTACCGTTGAGGTCTAAGTCACCACCAAGTTGTGGTGTTAAGTCATCGACAATATCAGATACACCGCCACTAGCGTCTGCACCAATCCACTTACCAACTGAACTATCATATTTTAAAAACTTACCATTAACTTTTGCAGAATTCCTATCAACATCATCTAGAAATTCAAGGCGAACTTCACCGCCACCACCAAGAGAGGCGAGTTGCTCTTGAAGTCTACCAACAAGTATCTGATAATGTGTTTTTAACTGCTCTAATGTTATTGGATTTGTATTTAAAAGAGGATCATTGGTTTCAATGTTGTTTAGATTTTCAGATAAAACTCTATATTTTTTAGAAAGTTCTTCTAACTTAGTTTCTATATGTACTAAAGTTTTTGGTCTTTTTTTAATTTCACTAAGCAGTTCTTCCCTCAGCGAAACAATATCTTCTGAGTAAGTGGAAACATATTTCTCAACTGCAATTTGAATTTCAGATCGATATATATCCTTAACAAATTTTCTGGCACTAAAAAGTTCCTCATCAAGAGTTTCTTTATATAATTCTTCTATCTTATTTCTAGTGCTCTTTACCTGACAATCTAAATGCTCGCAAAGTTCATCTTTTAAATTTTTAATTCTACTCTCAACACGAAGTTCAGTAGTACTTAAGTGTTTTTTATATTTTGGGATATCATTTTCAACAATATTATCTACTACCTTGTAAAGTTTTACTATTTCATCCTTTACTACTTTTATTTTATTGTCACTAGACTCTTGAAGTTGTCTTTGAATATCCGAAAAAACACCATCAATATTACTAAAAGACGCTGAAATTTTTTCCTCAAGATTATCATCTTGAAGATCTTTTGAAATTTTCTCCACTTCTTCATTAATAGAAGAAATTTTATTTACTTTAAAAAATTCCGATGGTTTCTTAAGTGCCACTTACTATTTTCTTTCTTTTCCTAATATTTATTATACCCTATACTCCTCAATTTTGTCCAGCACCTTGTTGAGATACTTATGAGCGATTTTTTTCTCTCCAGGATATCCTTCATCAGAATCAACCTGATGCTTCAACTTAAGGACATAACACTTCAATTCTTCTTTATCAAGTTGATTTCTTGGCATGACATAAAAAACTCTGCCCTGTATATAGGACAGAGTTAAGTAATGTTACCTATTGCATCAAACAGATGCGGGTTCCCTGACAGTTGACTTAACGTATTCTAATACTGCTTCGGGTGTTGATACCTCGTATGGGTCGGTGTCTGCGTTGTCACGCATACCGTCTTCAACGAACATCTTTTCAATGACTCCATTCTCAACCACAGCAGCATAACGCCAACTGCGCTGACCAAAACCGAGATTGGATTTGTTGACCAGATAACCCATTGAGCGAGTGAAGAAAGCATTTCCATCGGGGATAAGTTTTACTTTTTCAATGCCCTGCTCTTTGGCCCAGGCATTCATCACAAAACCATCATTAACAGAGATGCAGTAAATATCATCGATACCAAGTTGAATAAACTCTTCATACTGCTCTTCAAATCCAGGGAGTTGATAAGCACTGCAAGTAGGAGTAAATGCACCAGGTAGACTAAAAATAACCACACGCTTACCAGTGAAGAGATCCAAGGAAGGTTTAGCAACAAACTCTCCATCTTCACGGAATACAAATTCTACTTGGGGGACTTGATACTGTTCTTTACGCATTTTTACCTCCATCAGAATACGCCAGGAATCAATTGACCAGTGGTAAAGTAAGCACCAACACCAGCAACGAAACCAATCATTGCCAGACGTGCATTGAGGATCTCTGCCTCAGGGGTGAATCCGAATTTTTTCATTTTTCTTCTCCAGATTTAGTGAGTAGTGCTGCCCCTGCAAAAGAGGCAAATAAAATTGCTGCAAGGGCAAGTAGTTCCATTAAAGGTTTTCTTCTTGCTCGGTAAGGATGGTGCAGTCAGACTTGGGATATGCGACACAAGTCAGCACCCAACCTTCTGCGATTTGATCGTCGTCCAGGAAGGACTGTTCTTCATTATCAACTTCACCTTCAATCAGTTTGCCAGCACAGGCGGAGCAAGCGCCTGCTTTGCACGATGAAGGAAGGTCAACACCTGCTTCTTCAGCAGCCTCAAGGATGTACTGATCCTCCTCACATTGAATGACGGTCTCGGAGCCGTCGGGAGTGCGGAGAGTAACATTGTATGCCATAGGTAAAAATACTTAGAAAATACCAAAGAACAGTTTACCAGTAATCAAATAAGATGTCAACCCAGAAATGATTCCCATCATTGCCCAGCGACCGTTATACATTTCGGTGCTTTGCATCGGGGTCATCAAACCCTTACGATTGTATTCTTCATATACCATTTGTGGTTCTTTCGCCCACATATTCATTTGACCACGGTCATTAGTTGTTACGGTCATTGTAGTTTTGTAAAGAACTGTTACACAATTATATAGCAAAAAGAAAGAGGTGTCAAGCACCTCTTGTTACGGTTTCCCGATAAAGTGTATTACATCGATACTTATTATCCTGGAGGATTTTCTGTAATTCTTCCTAGATATGGATCATAATTCATAAGACTTTTGATATCCATGTCTGGACCTTTTATTTGCCAATGCTCCAGAAGTCCATTATAATTTTGCCTGTGAATCAAATCAACATGTTCTGGATGAATAGATGAACCCAAAGAAATTTTATATAAGAATAAGGGGATAGAAAAAGTATTTCCAGAATTATAAATCAAATCATCTGCAACTGCACGAGGTTTAATACCTTGATCCAACTTATACTTATCTCCACGAACATGATGTCTAAGTAGTTTCTCCGCATGATGACGAGTGATCATATATGCAGCAGTAGAAAAATCATTAACAAACCTTTTGTGTAAGGTAACATGAAGTGGGCCAGTGCAAATTATCGCTAACTGTATGACATCATAGTCATATGGAATTAATCCATAAAAATCTTTCCAAGTAAAATCCCAATTCTTAACAATTTGAAGGTCAACATCATCTTCCATAAAAATAGCACATGGAGAATCAGATGTTTCCATCCAATGCTTGATTGCCTTGAGGTGAGAGGTAGTACAACCAATCTCACCAGAAGTCATGTTTTCTGGATACTTGCCCTTGATAATATCACTAAGATCGTCAAACCTGCCATCGTATGCAGAAATACGTTCATAGTTTCCAATCTCCCAGTATTTCATCTGAGATTCCATGTATTCTCTTCGATCTTCCTGACCATCCAAGTTCAAATAATAAATGGGAGGAATACCTTGAAGTTTATACGCAGATTTATTTTTGTCCATATTTTTTCAAATAAAATTGCTTTTGGTAATAATCTAAAAGTTGTTCTTTGTTCATTTTCTGAATCTTATCCCATTCACTCATATTAATATCCATATGTGGATTATTAAACCAGGAATTCTGCCCCCTTATATGTTCTAAGTGATAGACATATCCATCTACTCTTCCCACATTATACCCTAAAGTATTATATCTGTAAAATCTTTCCTTATCCTCTGGTGCATATGCTTTAAAGTTTTCATTTTCCATACCACCTTCAATATAAACTTGACGATTGAAAAATTGAACCCAACCAAAATCAGAAGTATGTAAATTTGAATTTTTATCTAAACAAGAAAAATTATAATCCTGCAAAAATTCAGAAACTACTTCGTCATCTGCCTTTACTTGATATTGATACATTCCTTCAGAATATGGATATACAACATCATATGTTTTATTCAAAATCAATTCATAAGCATGATAATAAGAATAAATTGGAAGCAACACATCACAGTCATAATTAACGACTATTTCAGTATCTGATTCCATAATCATCTCATTCAAAACTCTTTGTCGATGGAACAAAGGTTTATCATCTTTATGAAAAATATGTTTTACATTAATATCTTCCTCAAGTATTTCTTTTAAAATAGGAACTGCTTTCTCCTGAAATACAGAATAAGAATCAACTTCTTTTATGATGATATTCGTATTAAAGTTTTCAAGCAAAAATGCTACTATTGTAATAACATTTCTAAGTCTATCATCAGACTCAATGCGAATAGGTACAATAAATGTTGCCTTTTCTAAATTAATTTTCATCTGGGTATTTCCTATTCTTACAGAAGTCTGGATACTTGGACTGTAGATATTTTAACTCACTAATATTAATTTGCCAACCCCCTTCAGGGTGTTGAAAGATACCGTCATACTGTGAGGTTGCATGACTACTGATCCTTTCATTATGATCTCGGTTGGCAACCAATACATCTTTGATGATGTGCGGCATACCATGTTCCCATCGCATCCTATGGTAGAAGTCTGTGTCAAGAAACAACTTGAGATTCTCATCAAATTCAAGTTTGCACTCATTCAAAAATGAGACTACAGATGGACTGCTCAGGAGGTTTCTACCCTCCAGCATATAGTCAGTCCACATTGGGATTTTATGTTCATAAGTATTCTCTCCATCACGAGTGCCACAGAACCCACTAAATGCCCACTTACACCCAGTATCATTATACGCATTCTGAATAATCTCTAAGGCGCTGTCATCAACGAGAACATCATCAGAGAACATAATCTTGATAATTCTTCCCGTACACTCGCTGAGGGCGATATTAATATTTTCGCAAGGAACAGTTCCTTCGTATCTGACATAGGTAAAATCAAACTCATCAGAGTATTCTTTACAAACATTTAGAATGTTATCATTCTTACTCTGATCCGATACAACAATATCAAAATCACGGAAGGTTTGATTCTGCAAAGTGGTCAGCAATTGCCTCATCCACTTCGGACCATTCTTCCCACGATCATGGGTGGGAATAGCAATACTAAACTCTGGCATCAGATTCTCTCCCAAGACTTAAGAACAAGATCGCTATCATCAAGATTTGCTTGAGGACCAAACCAAACCTTTGGTGCAATCACCTTTGCACTATCTGCCAACCATGCACCCCACCAAGAGAATGATGAGTTAGCAATAACATGAAAACTACACATTGTCATTAAACACATGTCAATAAGGTTATTATATGTTTCGGATACATTAAATCTATCTGGTTGAAATAAATCTTGATTCATACACCACTCAGGATCATCAGAAAAGATGATAACTGGTACATCTTTAGGAAGTTTCTCCAATGCTGCTTCATAATATTCTAGAGGACAGAGGGGA